GGTTATTCGGTTACTAATCTAAATCGCGAAAGAGAGATATTCATTTGCAGAGATGAGATTAAGGATTACCTTATTGAAGCATATGGATCCCCTTGCCAATTCAAAGGAATGTCTTGCGAAATGATAGCTTCAGAAATTCTAGACTTTGGTATGGAAGATGGAATGGTATGGTGCGAGGTCTGGGAGGAATTAACTGGAGGTGCAAGAGTAGAGATATGATAATCGACAATCAATCAAACATAAAGGTTCACTTCGCTGGTTTAGAGAATGAAGACTTTGCTCAAATACTTAACAAGATAAGTGGGGTAAATTATTCACTTTTCACGGTCTTTCCTTTCATACCAAGCCAGGTAGGTATTAAACCTATGAAAATGAAAACGTGTACGGAGTCTGTCGTTCATTACTTGCAAGACAATACGAATCACACTATAATGGATTCGGGATTGTTTACATTAATGTTTGGGGCTCATGCTGGAAAGAGAGATGAAAAGTTCATTGAGAAATGGTACCATCTTATTGTAGATTTTGTAAATCAAAACAATTACCGAAAGACAGTAGTTGAAGTAGATTGTCAAAAGATTTTAGGAGTAGAGAAGGCTTGGGAGTTTAGAGAAAAGATGAAGGTTCATTTGCCTAACAATAGACAGATAAACGTATTCCATTTTGAGGATGGACAAAAAGGATTAGATAGGATGATTGAATTTAGTGAGTACATAGCCATCTCGGTTCCAGAATTGAGAGCCATTGGAAAGAAAAACTATACTGAAAAAATAGCTTACTATATTAAAAACAAGAAACCTAGCATTGACATTCACTTACTAGGTTGCACCGAGAATAAATTGCTTAAGTCATTAAACTTTTGTTCATCTGCTGACTCTACTTCCTGGCAACAAGTTAATCGTTTTGGGGTTTTAAAATACAACGATGGGGTTAAGACTTTATCTATTCGTAATTCATCAATCGATAACGATAAGCTGATGGAGAGATACCAGGAGGAGATATCTAATATCATTTCAAGATGGATGGATGTTACCACTAAGCGATTAGATTATTATTCTAAATATGCCTTGGCTGGAGAGCTATTAAAAAAACAATATGCTATCTATTCGGGGCCACAAAACTAACGATATGAATATTCAAAAGAATTATCACTTTTATGCGGCACACCGAAATCCAGCTGGAGGAGAGAAGTGCGGAAGGATTCATGGACACACTTATGATGTAGTCTGCTACTTTAATTTTAACCAGGTCAATGAAGGTGGCATTAGTTGTCTATTTAGCGATCTGGATAAATTAGTGGAACCAATTATTAAAGAGCACTGTCATTGGTTTCTACTATGGGAGAAGGATTCTTTATGTGAGGTTTTAGATTTAGCGAATGAACCTTATTTAAAACTTCCATTTGTAACCTCCGCCGAAAATATGTCGGTTTGGTTATTTACAAGAATTAAAAACGAAACTAAATTACCAATTTATAAAATTGAATTAAGAGAAACTAAATCATCAAACGTAATTTATGAGCAATAAGCTAGCAATATCAGAACAATTTTATTCAATTCAAGGAGAGGGTAAAACAATGGGAGTTCGAGCAGTCTTTTTAAGATTAGCCGGATGTAATTTAATGTGTGGAGGAATGGGAACTCAATTCGATGGAGAGTTACATAATGGTGCTAAATGGAGATGTGATTCAATTGAAGTTTGGATGAAAGGAAAGCAAAAAGAATTTAGTGATGTTTTAGAAAAAGAATTGTTAGATGAAATAAGACAAGGAGCACATTTAATAATCACTGGAGGAGAACCATTAATGCAACAAGCAGGAATTATTAATTTTATTTATTATTTAATAAATGAAAAAAAAATAAATCCTTTTGTTGAAATTGAAACGAATGGAACGATAACACCAAATGAAACTTTGTTAAAATTAGTGTCCCAGTGGAATGTATCTCCTAAGTTATTATCAAGTGGAAACGAAAAAGAAATAGCTATAAAAGATGAAGTACTTAATTTGCTATCGACATTTAATACTCAATACAAGTTCGTGGTTGATTCCGAAGAAGACTTGTTTGAAATTTTGGAATTAAAAGGTCTTCCTAAGTCTAAAGTATGGTTAATGCCAGCAGGTGAGAATGAAGAATTATTAAAGCAGAAAGCTGAAAACGTGGCTGAGATTTGCAAATTACATAAATTTAACTATTCACATCGATTACATATTACATTATGGAACCAAAAAACAGGAGTATAACTTGGGAAGAAATTAAGTTTCGTGTTTCTTTATTAGATAAGAATCTAAAATATTATGGAGTTCCAAGAGGAGGTCAATATATTTCAGCAATGCTTAATCCGGTAGATACAATTGAAGAAGCGGATATTATTATTGATGATTTAATTGATAGCGGAAAGACGGAGCAAGATTACAAAATTTATAACAAACCTTTTGTTGGTTTATTTAATAAGCAAACCGAAGAAGATTTAAAAGATAAGTGGTTAGTATTTCCTTGGGAACAAAAAGAAGAACCAGTTGAAAATAATTTTGTAAGGATTCTTCAATACTTAGGAGAAGACCCTAATCGAGAAGGATTAAAAGATACTCCAAAAAGGTATATTAAATTCATGAAGGAATTTTTAGAACCTAAAGTATTTAATTTTACTTCATTTGATGCTGAAGGAACTGACGAAATGATTATTCAAACTAACATTCCTTTTTATTCTTTATGCGAACATCACACTGCACCATTTTTTGGAGTTGCCGCAGTTGCATACATTCCAGATAAAAAAATTGTAGGATTAAGTAAATTGGCTAGAACCGTTGATTTATTTGCAAATAGATTTCAAAATCAAGAAAGGATAACTTCTCAAATAGCTGAAAAGATTCAAAGCGAACTTAATCCAAGAGGTGTTGCTGTTTCACTAAAAGCTCAACATTTATGTATGTGTATGAGAGGTGTTAAGAAACATGATACTTGGACTACTACAACAAAATTGTTAGGATTATTTAAAGAAGACCAAAACGCAAGACACGAATTTTTATCTTACATTAAATAATGGCAAACGAAAGTAATTTAATTCCATTTAAGAAAGGACAAAGCGGAAATCCAAACGGAAGGCCGAAATCATACGTTACCGGATTAAAGGACATCGGTTATAATATGACCGAAATTAATATTGCAATCCGAAATATGCTTTCAATGAATATCGAAGAACTGCGAAAGGTTTATGAGAATCCGAACGCAACGATTTTAGAAAAGACAGTTGCCGGTGCAATGCGTAAATCATTAGAAAAAGGAAGCCTTTACTCAATTGAAACTTTACTTAGCCGAGTATTTGGTAAGCCGAAAGAGACTAGTGATATTAAGCAGGACACGGAGATAACTATTAAGTTCGCAAATGGAGATTATTTTACCGAATCCGCACAAAGCACAAGAGAAGGTACTGCGGAGTAAAGCAAGGTTTAGAGTATTGATGTGCGGGCGAAGGTTTGGTAAATCCTTAATCAGCCAAGTGATTACATCGGTGCAAGCATTACAAGGCCAGCAAGTGGCTTACATTACTCCGACTTATCAATTAGCAAAAGTATTTTTTGACGAGTTATGTTTATTGCTTCCGATTGAGGTGGCGATACCTAACCGAAGCGATTTAACTTTGAAATTAACTACTGGTGGAACAATCAGATTTTTTACCGGAGAAAGGCTGGATAATCTTCGTGGTCTTAAATTTCATTACGTTATAATTGATGAGGCTTCATTTATTAACGATTTAGAGAATGGATGGCTTAATTCAATACGGCCAACGTTAACTGATTATCAGGGCCGTGCGATATTCCTTTCGACACCGAGAGGAAAGAATTATTTCTATTCATTATTCCTTAAAGGATTAGAGCCAAATGATGAGTGGGAATCGTTTAAATATTCAACCTATGATAATCCATATATCAGCAAGGATGAAATCGATTCGGCAAGGATGAGTTTACCGGAAGTTGTATTCGAGCAAGAGTACATGGCAAACCCAGCCGAGAACTCCGCAAACCCGTTTGGTAATAGTGCGATTAACAAGTGCGTTGCAGAGATTTCTGCGAACCCTGTTAAATGTTACGGAATCGATTTGGCAAAATATTCAGATTGGACAGTAATTATTGGTTTGGATAATAGTGGCAATGTGGCTT